ATTGCTTGAAAAGTTTCCAGTATCTAATAAATCTATAGAAGCATTTTGAACTGTAGTCGTTGAAGTATGGTCAGTTCCATCTACAAAATCTCCTGTGTAATCTTCGTTTATAAAAACTCTGTATTTCGTAGATAAAGTTTCACCTGCACCAGTTGGCTCATCAAAAGCACTTACTTGGTAAGAAAATTTTAAATTACATTTTTTAATAGAATGTTCTTCTCTTGGTAAGTCTTTTAATAAGAATGATGCTTGTACCGTAAAATCATCATCTGCACTATGCGTTAATGTTGCAAAAGAAGAAGTTGAAGTATCATAAGCATTTGCCAAATTAGAAGTTGCATTATATCCAGAAGATGCTTCTACTGTTTGTGGTCTAATATAATATCCTCTTTTTAAATTAATAGGTGCAAATAAAATAGGTTTATCATCATTTTCTGAACCTTCATATAAATTTGTAGAATTTTCCTGTGCGTATTCATTATTTCCTGTAAGTATTGGAGTAAACAAAGGAAACCCATTTGCATCAAACATATCTTTAATTGGGTAGTGTAATTTACCATCATCAATACCAGATGTAATTGCTACTGAATATACATCAGCACCGTCTGCGTGAGCAGCTAAGGTAGTTCCTGCGTATGCTCTAATAACTGTTATTTCAACAAATGTGGCAGGTACAAATGCAGATGCAGTAATTAACATTTTTTCACTATCTATTTGTATTACTTTTCCAACTTCAAATGCAGTAGGTATAGTTCCATTTATAATTTGAAATGTATTATCGGTAACATCTGCTAATAATGATTGGTCACCAATTCCATCAGTATTAAATCCAGTATCAGTAGCACTTCCTAATGCAAATCCTTGAAATGCTAAACAATTAAATCTATCGTCATTTAATGAATCTACTTGCAATGGAAAACATCTTGCACTGTCTATAAATCCTGGACTGGTAATAGTAGATGTTTCTGAAACTCCATCTCCATATACAATAGGAAAAAAGTTACCTGCTTTACTTGTAAACTCTGGAATTTTTAAAAAATCTATTGGTGTTTTAGCTGCTATTTCTATACTTACTGTATCTTGATTTTGTAGCTTTACAGACTTTAATCTGCCAGTATAAATGGTGTTTTCTTGTCCACCTACTCTTGATTTAACAATAACATCTCTGTTTATATATTTTCTCGTACCACCATAAATTTCTTCTGCTAATGTAGCATTACTATAATTGGATAATTGTCCGTTTACGCAAGAAATACTTAAGTTTCCATTTTTAGAAGTAGATGCTTTTAAGTCTATTGTTTCTCTTATTGAGGGCAAAGATGTAATCAATGAATGATATTTAGTAGTACCACTACCTACTTCAGCAGTTCCTAATCTTATATACTGTGTAGAGCCACCAGAAGTATAAGTGTCATTTCTTAATTCAAATATCCACTCTTCTTTTATAGTGCTACTAAGAGCATTATTATAAGCTGTTGTAGAATTGATAGGCATTACGCAAGATTTCTTCTTATTGAATCTTCAATCTCTGGTAATAAGTTATCTCTTACAAATTCTTGCGTTCCAATAACATTACCCATAATGTTTACAGTAACTCCAGTACCACCACCTGCGTCACCAAAGTCTGGACTTGATAAAGGTGTGATGTCTACTCGTTCTCTACCACCAGCGTTATCACCAACTTTGATGAATTGTTCTCCACCAGTTATAAAAGAACCACCACGAGCAAATGCTGGAGCTTGTTGCCCTGATATTGTAGCTATTTGTGCTGCAGAAACTGCTCCCATTGCAATAGATATACCTTTAGCTTTTGCTAAAATAGCTCCAGTAGGATCAAGTAAACTCGCCTGTAAAGCAGAAGTCATTAATGCATTTATATTCTTAGCAGTTTCCATTACTACTTGTGCAATCTGCATTGCTTTTTGCATTTTAAATATTCTTTTTTGTTCATCAGCAAATTTAGCACGAATATCATCTTCCATTGTTTGTCTTTGTTCTGTAGAGGCATTTCTAAATTTATCTGTTTTCTTTAATGCTTTTAACTCATTATTAATTCTTTGGTCTAAGTTGGCTTTTTGCAAAGATATAATTTGATTGAAAGAGTTCATAAATCCATTAACTAATTGGTCTTGAAATAATTGCTCAAACTCTAATAATGATTCAAAAGCTCTATCTAATTTATCTTTATCTACCTGAGCTACTTGTTCAGCTATGTTGTCTGTAAATGCTTGTATATCAAAACCTCCCAATCTAAAATCTAAACCTAAGTCTGGTTTTTCTTTGGAAGCTATCTCGTCTATAATCTCTAAACCTCTTTCAAATCCTTTTACCATATCTCTGTTTGCAGTATCAAGATTTAAGTTAGTTATAGTAAGTTTTTCTTGAACTGCATTTAACTCTTCAAAGTTTGCTACTTCTTCCTGCAATGCTTTTCTTATACGCTCTGTTCTATTAATCTGGGTTATTACCTGATTTCTGGTTTGTGTTTCACCTTCTTCATTTTGTTTAAAAAGTTTTTTACCAAAACTTTCTAAAAACTCTCTTAACTTTTTTTCTTTTTCTAATGCTGAAGTTAATTCTTCATTAGCTGTTGCAAGATTTCGAGTAGGATCTACTGATTCTTTTAAAATCTGCATTCTTAATTCAAGAGCTTCTTTACTCTTTTTCATTGCATCTTCTTTTATTTCAATACCAAGAGCTTTATTAATTTCTTTAATTTTATCTACATTAGTTTTATTTACCTCAGAAAGAAAGTTTGCAAATTTAGAAAAGAATCCAGACAATCCTTGAATTGCACCTCTAAAGTTGATTAAATCACCTAATGCTGCACTCATTCTGGTAAAAGAGTCTGATAAGTTGGATACCATACCAGTCATTGTTTTTGATAGTGCGTCTGTAGCACCTGCAATACCTGATGCTGGATCAAGCAATGTTTCCTCTAATGCTTTTCTAAATTCTGGTAAAGTAAGTTTTGATAAATCGTCTAGACCTTTAAAATCACGAACTAATTGTAAAATACCTCTTTCTCTAAGAATGTCTGCTGCACCTGCACCGCCAGCGAATGCTCTACCAAGTGCTTGTGCTGCTTCCGTAGCAGTTACACCCATAAACGCTGCTAAGTCAGCAGTAGGCTTAATCATCTCTTCTGCATTAGTACCAAACGCTTTTAACGCTGCACCAGCTTCAACAACATCTGTTAATGTAAATGGGGTAGTTGCTGCAACTTTATTAAATACTTCAAATGCTTGTGTTCCTCTATCAACAGAGCCAAACATAGCATTCAGTCTTACTTTGACTGCTTCAAATTGCATTGATGTTTGTACAAAGTTTCTAACTGCTGCTATTGCACCACCAAAAGCAAAAGTAAATAGCAATAATGTATTTCTAACCGCACCAAGTTTTGCTTGCAACCCAGCAGTAGCTAATCTTAATCTACCAAAACCACCAGTAGTTTTTTGTAATCTTTGTTGTAATAATTTATTTTTAAGATTTAATTGGTCAATCTGTTTTTGCATTTTGACAATCTGAACTCTGCTTTTAGACAATGCAACCTTATGCTTCTCATAAGACTGCACCATTTTCTGATTTATTTTTTCAGTAGCTTTACTTTCTTTGTTGAGTTTATTTTGTTTTTTAGCAAGCTCATCTTGTGCTTTAGCCAATGACTCTAATGCGGTTCGTAAAGGTTTAGCACCTACAGGTTTAAACTTTAATTCTATTTCGTATGTTTTATTAGCCATCTTTAGTTTTTTTAAATTGTTCTGATTGGATATAATTTAACATTTTTTCTATAATATTGCACTTATCAATCCATTTTTTTGGGTGATTTCCGTATGATCCTTCGTACGGAGCAACATTCATCTTCTTAGAATAGGTATATCGTTGTATATCTCGTTGGTATTCTTTACTTATAAATAGATTGGGACAAGCAAAAAAAGGTAGATGTGACTTAATACTTTGGTGTAACTCGAACTTTCTTTCTGATGTTTTGTTATGTTCTTCTAATTCTTCTTTTAAGAGATTGATAACATACCATACATCGTCCATAGATGTAAAGGTGTGAACGCTGTTATTCTTTTTAAGAGGTAACTTAGCTTTATATGGAAAGGTAGAATATTTGCAACCCTCACACCAATCATCTATCAATATGTTTAATTCAAGTGAGAGGGATTCTATTCCCCCAAGCTATTGTATTCCTGAATAGCAAGTTGTAATTCTACTCTATCTTCAATAGATAAAGATTTAATGTATTTGTCGTCTGCTTTATCTACACCATTTCTAATCCATAGTGTACTTAATGCAAATTGATTTTTGATTACTGATTGTCCATCTACATTTTCAAATTGTATAGAATCCATACATTTATCAAATGAATCTACAGACATCTCTTTAAGGGTAGCTTTCTTGCCACTCTTAAGCGTTATTTTTTTAGACATTGATTATCCTTTATTTGTTTTATTCTTCTGTTATTGAAACAAGATTACCTGATGTACTTGCAACAGCTTTTGTGCTAACTGATAAGAACATTGCTTCCTCTTCAGAAAAACTAACATCTGTAATAATAGAATCAGGAATTGATATTCCTACATTTCTTGTTGATGATGTTAATGCTGCTAAAGTGTTTGCTACTGTACTAGTTGATTGATTGTTAAAGTCCTCAACCAATCTTGCTGTTTCGTCATCGTATTTTACACTTGCTTCAAGAGTTGCAGAAACTTCTGGTAAAGCTCTTGCAATTACTTGGTAGCTTCCTGCTGCGTCAAAACCCATAAACTGAGCATCGTTTTCAAGCGTGAAGCTGAATGATTTTAAAATTGGATCTGCAATACCTGCAATAGTTGTATCTGCTCCTGAATCACCTGCGTCACCATAATCGGACATAAAGTAATTAGAGTTGAAATGAGATGTACCATTTGAAGGTGCTAAATCTGTTGGTGATAAATCTGGAACCATACCTGATTTAAATGTTCCTGAAAATTTTAATCTTCCTGACTCTTCTCCAATATCTCCACTAACAGAAAGTGAAGTTAATACACAACCACCAAATAACATTTGATAGCCACTTTGTGGTGATTCGATTAATACAGAAAAAGTACCAGTGTTGTCAGAATATACATCACCTACTTTAATTTCTGTTGGATCGTAGTCAAACTCAATATCATAAGTTGAAGAAGTTTCTTGAGTTATGTTTTGTAAAAGCATTGGTAAAATAGTATCATCTGCGATACCTGAAAAACTGATTTCTTTTACAGTTAGTTTGTTTGTTAAAAACATATCAACTGCTTTTAATGTTCTACCTGTTCCGTGTCTTACATCTAACACCTGCTGTGGATTCAATGAAGGAAACTCAATAGAGTCAATATTAATATATTCAAATGTTGCGTTACCTGCTGCCTGTATTGCAGTACCTGCTGCTGTTTCAGGAGCTATCGCTAACTGAAAATCTTTTGGACTAAAACTTACTTTACTATTCGCCATCGTTCTTTACCTC